TGAAATTAGACGACTTAGAGAGGACGCAATTGATACAAAGCACGAGCATGATTAATTCAAAATAATCACGCATGCCAATCCCCTAAAAATAAATACATGGGGATTTTATTATGATTTACAAAAAAGACTATTTTGGGTGTGTTTATAAATGGACTGATTCTAAAACCAATATGAAATATATAGAATCACACCATGGATCGCTCGATGACTCATATAAAGGTTCAAACCAACGATTCTTAAGGGCAATTAAAAAACGACCCGAATATTTTACTAGAGAAATTCTTGAATTTATTGCTGAAAATAATTGTGATATCGTACTAGCATGTGAACAAAAATGGTTGGATTCTGTTCCGGATATTAAGAATAACTTAGAATATTTTAATCAAAAGAACAAAGCAAAAGGCGGATGGTCTTTCATTACTGATAATCATGTTAAACTGAGGGCTGAAACATTAAAAATAAAACATAGTATCTCCGGATTATCCAGCAAAGAAAAGGATTCATATAAGAAAAAAATAGAAAAAAGACTAGATAGAATTTCTAAATATGGATTTACTGAAAAAGAAAAAGAACAACATTCTAAATATGGATATAAAGTAAAGGTTATTGATCCAGCCGGAATAGAGTATGTGTTTGATTCTTGTGCTAAGGCAAAAGCAGTATTAAACATAGATATACAATACGGGTTAAAAGTGTGTAAAGAAAAAGAAACATTTAAAGGATATAAATGCATAAAGTTACAAGATCCCATAATCGATTGCAGAGGCTTCAATGAGTGAAAATTTATTTGAAAGTGTTATCTGTTTTACTGACTTACATGTCGGACTCAGACACAACTCGGCTGAGCATAATGAGGATTGTGTAGAATTTATACAATGGTTTATAAACGAGGGGAAAAAAAGAAATTGCGAGACCTGCATGTTTCTTGGAGATTTTCATCATCATAGAAGCAACATTAATATACTTTCGCTGAATTATTCAATGAAAATATTAAAAATGTTAAACAATGCATTTAAGAAAGTCTATGTTATGGTCGGTAATCACGATCTTTTCTATAGAGAAAAACGCGATATCCACTCCATGGTTGTAGGGAGCGAGTTTCCAAATATTATTCTAGTCGACAAGCCGATGATTGAAGGCGATGTTGCTCTTATTCCTTGGCTTGTTGAAGAAGAATGGAAAGATGTTTCTAACATCAAAACAAAATACTTGTTTGGACACCTAGAATTACCCGGTTTTAAGATGAACGCTATGGTAGAGATGCCAGATCACGGAACTCTTAATGCCGAGCATTTTCCGCACCAGGACTATGTTTTTTCTGGACATTTCCACAAAAGACAAACAAAGGGTAAGATTAATTACATCGGTAATCCTTTTGGCCACAACTATTCAGATGTCTGGGATTTTGAAAGAGGTGCCACATTTCTAGAATGGGATAAGGAACCCGAATTTATCGATTATGATAACGGACCTCGTTTCATAAACATTAATCTTACCGCACTTTTAGAAAATCCCGATATCTACCTTAAGCCTAAGACATACCTACAGGTTACCTTAGATGCCGACATCACATACGAAGAGGCAGTATTTCTTCGAGAAACATTCTTAACACAATATAATGTTAGGGAATTTAAGCTTGTTCGAAATCAAGAGGATGATCTCACTAAGGATTATTCCGGTGATATTACATTTAAGACAGTCGACCAGATTGTTATCGAGAGTATAGATACAATAGATTCGGATACATTTAGTCCCGATCTATTAAGGAAAATTTATAATGATTTGTGAATATTGCAAGGGAACTGCAACTCATCAGTTTAAGAATGGAATCTATTGTTGTAACACTAATCTAGCTAAATGTCCAGAAATAGGAAACAGACGAAAAGCAGGATTTGTTAAAAAATACGGCGTAGAAAATATAAGTCAGCTACAAGCCATAAAGAAAAAGAAAAATGACACATTTCATAAAAATTATGCCGAAGGATCTCCCAGCAGGGATGAGTTGATTAACACTAAACAGGAAACCTGGAAAAAGAAAAATATTAATCAAGTAAACACGAAAAGAAAAGATACATGCCTAGAAAGATACGGAGTCGACAACCCCCTGAAAGTATCATCTATTGCCGACTCCGTATCAAAGAAAAACAAAGATAATGCACCCTCGAGAATCTCAAAAGGCAGAAAAACAATAAAAGAGAAATATGGTGTAGATTATATTTCGCAGATACCAGAAATTCACGAAAAGCAGCAAAGATATAACTGGAAAAATTATACACTACCCTCGGGGAAAGTAGTAAGACTACAGGGATACGAGGATAAGGCGCTAGATGTCCTATTGGCAAAATTTTCGGAAGACGAACTTATTCTCGATCGCAAATGTTTACCCGAAATTTGGTACAGCTATAACGGCAAAATTAGACGATATTATACGGATGTCTATATCCCAAAAGAAAATCTTATAATTGAGGTAAAATCTAAATGGACATTTTCTGTAAAACAAGAACAGCATCTTGCAAAGAGACAGGCATGTGTTGATAATAATTTTAAATTTGAATTTTGGATTTTTGACGACAATACCGCCGATTTTATAAAGATACAGTAGATGCTAAAAATTAAATCACTTACAATTAAAAACTTCATGAGTATCGGTAACGTTACTCAGTCTATCAATTTTAGTTCTAACGACTTGGTTTTAGTGTTAGGAGAAAACTTAGACCTTGGTGGAAACGATAATCGAAACGGTGTGGGTAAATCTACAATTGTAAATGCTTTATCGTATGCCCTTTACGGATCTGCCTTAACTAATATTAAGAAAGATAATCTAATCAATAAATCTAACATGAAACACATGTTAGTAACTCTTACATTCGAAATTAACGGAGTAAACTATAAGATCGAGCGTGGTCGTAAGCCGGGTATCTTTAAGTTTATCAAAGACGGTGTTGAGAAAGAAACCGACGAAGACGAATCCCAGGGAGAAGGTCGTCATACACAAGAAGAAATTGTAAAGCTTATCGGTATTTCACACGATATGTTCAAACATATCTTAGCGTTGAATACCTATGTCGAGCCATTTCTTGCTTTACGATCAAATGATCAGCGTGTGATCATTGAACAGCTTCTTGGTATTACAAAGCTTTCCGAAAAAGCAGAAAAGCTTAAGGAAGAAGGAAAGATTACAAAAGATGAGATTAAAGAAGAAGAATTTAGGATCGTCGCGGCTACGGAAGCAAACAAACGGATTGAGGCGAACATTAAAGGGCTTGAAAGTAAATCGGCATCATGGGAAACCTCTAAGTCGAGTAGGATTGAAACTTTGCAGAAGTCTATTATGGAGATGCTTGGTATCAATATCGAAAATGAAATATCATTACACAAATCGAAAAAAGAAGTCGAGGATCTAACAGCAGAATATCGTTCTTTAACAAAGGAACTTGCCGGTTTAGAAAAAGACGTTACGGATTATACAAAATCCTTATCAAGATTAGATAAAGTTTTAGCAAGCTCTGTCGAGAAGATCTGTCCGACTTGTAACCAAGAAATGGACAAAGAAACACACGACAAAGTTCATAACGAGTACGTTGCTCAACACCTAGAGAGTCAGAGAAAATTACAGGAAAAATCGGCGAAGCGCGACGAAGTAAAAGCATTGTCGACCTCTGTGGCTTCGTTAATACCGGAGTTACCAGAGACATTCTATGATACCGTAGACGAAGCCTACAACCATAAAACCACATTAGACACGTTAGGTAATAGCTTATCAAAAGAATTAGAATCAGTAAACCCGTTTACGGACCAAATCGAATCGTTGCGTTGTGATGGTTTACAAGAAATTAACTTTGATAAACTCAATCAACTTGTTAAATTGCGAGATCATCAAGATTTTCTATTGAAATTACTAACAAGCAAGGATAGTTTCATCCGAAAGAAGATTATTGATCAGAATTTAACATTCCTAAATCACCGTCTAGCACATTATCTTACAGATATTGGATTGCCACATGCGGTAAAATTCAAGTCGGACCTTGAGGTTGAAATTAGCATGTACGGTAAAGAATTCGATTTCGATAATTTAAGTCGTGGCGAACGAACTAGGCTTATCCTATCCTTGTCTTGGGCATTCCGTGATGTTTATGAGAGTATGAATGATAAGGTTAATTTACTCTTCATTGATGAATTGGTCGATAATGGACTGGATTCCAGCGGTGTCGAGGCTTCCTTAGCAATTCTAAAGAAGATGGCAAGAGAAAATAAACGTAACATATTTTTAATTTCTCACCGTGATGAATTAATTGGTCGGGTATCTAACGTCCTGAAGGTTGTGAAGGAAGGCGGGTTTACATCACTGGAAACCTCAGAAACTGTCGAGTAATTTGACTTTTAACAGTTCGATCTTTTAGACTCGAAGTACATAAGAACAACTATAAGGATTGTTATGTTTACACCTGAAGACATGGATTCATTATATCATTATATGATGTGGAATGATTTAGAATTTGAGAAAGCTACCGATGGACCAAACCATCGTCGACTAATTAAATCTCTTCTAATTGAGAAAAAATCAACTGGTCTAATTAGGGAGGCATTAATTGCTAAACATCTTGGATTAATTCATAACACAAAGATGCATAGTACAACCGACGGTATAACAACATTTGATGCTGTTCATCCTGTAACAAATATTTGTTATGAAATTAAAGCCGAGCAACATACAACTAATAACATTGATAGAAAATCTCAGAATGGTCAATTAAGTGGTACAGGTGTATTTTCTACAATAGTTGATGAAGCTTCTTTTACTAAATTAAAGACTGAAAATCCTATGATTGCCCACGGAATGTTTTTAGATGGAAGATTATTGTTATTAGTTACGTTTAGGTTATCCGATACAAAGGGTATAGATAGAATTGAAAAATATTTCAGGGGTAATTCCAAAACAGAACCAAGATATTC